ATATTTCTACCTTTAGGTAACCGTTTGCATCGAGCTGGAATGGTGCAAACTCGTTGGTCGTGTTGGCAAGAGTCGTATCAGCATCACGCCTTACGCCACCAATAATGACTGCCTTGCTAGTTGTTTCAGTATAGGTATCTGTACCGAGTACCTTCACGGTATCGTCAATCAGTTCGACTGCTGTTTGAATAGCAGAGTTCGATGCTTCAAGACCGTCGACTGCTAGTAAGATACTGCCTGTGTCTGCATCTATAGTCGTAAGCAAGCCTTCTACTCCGTCCAAGTGACCAATCATAGTTGTTTGGTTTGCTGATGTAGCAAAACCTGTAATTGCTGCAGGTGGTGTGAGTGTCGTTATCTGTGCTGCAGTAAGAACAACAGGGACTGACGAAGCAGCCAATGCCTGACCGAGTGCTGGTGTCTTTGTGTCTATAGATGATACTGACGTGGCAATGTTACCAGTGTCAGCGTCGATTGTGGTCAATAAGCCCTCAACACCGTCTAAGTGCCCGATAATCGTTGTCTGGTTCGCTGAAGTAGCAACACCTGCCACCGTTACATCATTGTTTGAACCAAGGTTGACAAGTAAACCATCTGCTACAGTACCCTGCACTGGTTGTAGTGCATTAGCTGCAACTTCCATGAGCATAGCTGTACCTGTGATTGAAGCATCTGTATCGCCTTCAGTGTACTGTATGCCACCACCGAACGATGTGATCTGATTATTACTTGCATCGAAAATGGCTACACGCTGAAGCGGTGTTGTGCCGATGGTAGCAATAGGTGTGATAAGAATACTTGTATCAGCGTCAATGGTCGTAAGCAGTCCTTCGACTCCATCAAGGTGACCAATGATAGTAGTCTGATTTGCAGCCGTCGATACGCCAGCTACTGTCACGTCATTGTTGCTTCCAAGATTGACCAAGAGTCCATCAGCTACCGTACCCTGAATAGGTTGTAAAGTATTACCTGCCACTTCCATAAGTACTGCTGAACCAGTGATAGTAGCGTCAACTGTACCTTCTGTATATTCAGTACCGCCACCGAACGTATCAATCTGATTACCAGCACTATCTACAAGTGCAGTTGAGATAGCTTGTGTTGCACCTGCTACTGGTAGGTTATCTTTAGCAATAGTGGCACTCGCCTGTAACACGCCACTTGCATCAGCTTTGATAGGTATAGCTGTGTTGCCGGGTGCTTCAGCCATCATCATAAAGCCACTGAAGGTAGTATCAACGTCGCCTTCGGTGTATTCAGTACCGCCCGGACTACCACCTGTAATGATTGCACTGACTAAAAGACGGTGTGTTGACTCATCAACAAACACATTTGTCGGTACTGAGCCAGTAGTCATATCGACACCCATCAGGGTTGTCACATAGTTAGGGTCACGCTTTGATGTTTCTGCCATAATAAAATAACGACTCCATTAGATGAGCCGTCTGAGCTTTGGTTTTATTATAGCACTATACTCGGTGAGTACCATACACTCGTTGTTTGTCGTTGAGTGCTATTTCTCGCTTTTTAATATCTGCTTCACGGTTATTTAGGAACGCTTCACGCTTGTCTTGTTCAATTTTTCTATGGTCAACAGCAACTAAACGATCTTGAGCATTGATGTTATGTTGCTTAGCTTGTTTCAACTGAGCTTCCGACTGACGTATGTTTTCAGCAACAACTGCTTCTGCATCAACAATCTTTTGTTCACGAGTATCAAGTTCACGAGCACGAACAATATTTGTTTCCGCTTCCTTTTGAACATCAAGTGCCTTATTATTCAGTGCCTTGGTAGCATCGTGCACTTCCTGTGCCTGTGCTTCGAGTGCTTTGGTAGTGACCTCTAGTGCTTCAGATTGTGCGACATTAGCTTTTTCATCTTCAATGACCTTAGACTCACGTTCAACAACTTCTACCATGCGTGCACTAAGCTGTGCATCTTCAGAAGCAATATGAGCATCGTGTTTCGAGCGTTCAGCAACTAAGCTAGAACGCTCGTGCTCGATTTCATCTTTTGCTTTTTTAACGTAATCGTCGGCATCAGCCTTTAACTTACGAGTGTTTTCAGCGACAAGTTCAATAGCAGCTTGAGCATCAACAACCATTTGATTATTGTGCGTGACTTCTTCTCGCAACTTAGCATTAGTACGCTCTAGCTCGGGGTTTTCCCGAGTATACTTAGCGTATGATTTGCCAAGCTGTTCGACTTCAGCTTTTAGCTCTTGGAACTTATCAGCCATATTAACTTTCGTCAGGTAGTGTTGTTGTCGAAGCGAGTCCTGCAAGTGATGCTTCAGCAATGTCACTTACAATAGGGTGAGCTGGTGCGTTGACGTTCTGACGTGGTTGCATGATAGGTGGCTCATTAACTGGTTGAGCGTCACCATCAAAATCTTCTTCGTCAACAAAATCTTCTTGACCTGAAAATGCTGGTTCTTCTTCGGGTGCTGTTTCAACGACTTCTTCTTCAGCCTTGAAAGTTGCATCAGTAGTAGCAAGATTGACTTCACCACCACGAGCAATTTCCTGCATAACAGGTGCTTGCTTCTCACGAAGAATGATCTGAGCTTCGTACTTACTACGAGTGTTTACGTCCCACATCAGGAATACATCGGTTGCACTCATCTGAATGAGCTCATCAACGATAGCCTTTACACCGAGTGTTGCAACTGCACCGCCCGGCAATTCAGCAACCTTGCCCTTCGGCATACGGTATGTATAAGGTACGTTGTGCTCATCGGCAACCTGAAACACTACATCGTGGTCAAGTGGGTTCTGTACCCATACAGTCGCCTGTGGGTGAAAGTGTCGCCACTTTGGGGTGAACTGGTTTGATTTTGCTCTCGGTTGCATGATTATTACCCTTCAACCTTTACAACGCCACTTCCTTCACACCCTGCACATAACTTAGTAGCATCAGGCAAGCCTTGCTCTAGTCCAGTACCACGACATGCTTCGTGAGGTACAGTTTCAGGCTTTACTTCTTCAGCAACGTCTGCAGGTTCTTCAACTGGTTCGACTGGTTCAGTTGGTTCGATAACATCACCTGCTTGTGGTGTTTCGACTGCTTCTTCAGCAACTGGTGCAAGTGTATCTGCAGTAATTTCTTCTGAAGATTGGTCGTCTACAACAGGTGCTGTAGGCACTTCGTTTGTTACGTTTGTATTATCTTGTGCGTTTGTGTCGCTGTCCATAGTGAGCTACTCCGTTTAGTTGATAATTGAATTATAGCATAAACAAAAAGAGTCCCGAAGGACTCTGATTGCTCGACTTGAACAGTATTAAGACGTGACCGCTTTAATGACTGCGAAGTTAATGACGATTGCACCTGTTTCGGCTGTACCTGCAGCGACGTTATTGTTGATAACGGCAATGCTGAACGAACCTGCAGCGACTGCATCGACTTGCACCGACGTGTTGAGTGCTACCTTACCTGAACGGATTGATAGTACTACTACGTCCCCGATTTCAACCTTGTTGTTTGTGACAACGAACACGGCTGAACCTTCAGCTGCTAACGATGTTGTATCTGTGGTAATGCTACCACAAAGTGCATTGATCGTTACGCCTGTAGCACGGTTGGTTATTTGAGTCACTGTTGACCCTGCACCAGTACCGTACCCTAGCGGTAACTTGGTTCGCAAGCTACCCACTGTACGCAAGCCTTTAAGGAAGCTTTCTACTAAAATCATAGTGAACTCCTTATTCTAGCGTTAGGGTTATTACACGATACTCTGTGTCAACTGTTGCTTCAGGTGCGAAACCGACACGCTTGACAACTGTTGCTGCCACTTCGATTTCTAATGCACCAGCTACTGCGTCACTTAAGATTGCACCAGCACCCTTAGTGATAACGTTGTCCGAAAGGACTGCACAATCGCCTTGAGTCTGAAACCAACCATAGTAAGCTGCAGTGATAGTGACGTTTGCTACACCAACTGGTCGATGAGCAATTGCACCCGGAGCGACAATAACACCGCTATATGGGTTAGCAATAAGTGATACATCACTTGCTGTTGTTAGTGCTACTTCAAGTGGTTCTTCAAGATTTACTACTACTGTAGCTCCTGAACCAGCTGCAGGGTTACCGCTGATAAGGTAACTAGTTCCTTCAGCTGTACCGTCATTGACGACTAGTTGACCATCAGCATACTGGTTAGCTGTAGCTGCAGTTGCACCAAGAGGTACTGTGACCTTCGATGCACCAGCATCAGCACCAACTGCCAATGTTAGATTGACGTGGTTTGCAACGTGAGCTGCAGCAACATTGATTTTGCCTTTGGCTAGATCGGCTGCACCTGCAAGTCCGTAGCGATAGCCACGACCATCAATTGTTTCATCGTAAGCACCAAGTCGGACTAGTTTGACCGAGCTGATGTCACGAAACGCTTGTTCTCGTACTTTGTTACTCATGTTCGTGTCCTCCTTAGACCGTTGTTATGCCAGTGTACTTGCCTTGACGACGAGTCTGACCGCTTATTACGTTACCAAGCATAATGAACTGACCGATTTGAGCGTACTGGTTGTACGGCTTATCGAAGCCACTCCACTGTAGTGGGTAAGTCTGTTGATATTCTGTTGCAACGCTATCGACGTTGACCTTTGGTACTTTGTACTGTGTAAGACCAACACCCTTGAGGTTGTACCAGTGAATGTAATCTTCGTTTAGGAAGAACATTGCACCTGAGTCAGCCTTCTCGTCAGCAACGATAGGAATACCCCTCCAGTACAATGCTTCAAAACCGTAGTGACCCTTGAGTGAGTCTTGATCTTTGAACGCTTGTCCCGGCTTGCTGTAAGTGGTGACCTGTACACGGCTCAATGAGTCGTAGTTAGCAGTTGTTGTTGGCTGGAATAGGCTTTCTAGCAAGTCCCATACAACATCAGTTGTAACGACGATTGAAGGTCGTTGTCGCTTGCTACCTGCAGCACTAGCACCACGCATGACTGATGCCATGTTAGTGAATGTCAATGCACCTGCAGTTGCTGCAACCAAGGTTGAGTTCAACTGTGGGTAGGTTGTTCGAACTAGTCCACCGTATGAGCTTGAGTTTGTACCGTCGTCGACGATTGCACCAAGACCCATAAAGTCAAGACCTGCACCAGTGCTATACATTTGATCGCCAATGCTATCAACTGCACCGTTCTGTGCTTCTGTTAGTGTGGTGTACATAAGGTCAAGAACTTCACCATCGGTTTTGTTCAATGATGCTTCACCACCGCTTACTGACACGTTCTGATAGAACTGAGCGTGTGTAAACGTCTGACGACGACGTGTGTCTTGTAGTGACGTATCAAAGTCACCAACACCGTCAAAACTACCACCGCTGGTAGGCTTAGCAAACTGAAGTGGTATGTTCATTTGACGACCACTCCATACTTTTTGTTCACGCATAAATAGACGTGATGTCCATACGTTAGAGTTCAAGATACCGTCGATTGACGCTGGTACATAAGACTCCTCGGTTATGGAAGCTACTCTTTCTGAGATAACCATAGTAAAACTCCTTTTATATAAATAAATAAAAACCCGAAACGACGAACCGTTCGGGTTACTTATCTATAAGTAAAGCACACCTATATGGTTATTGCAATATCTACTACTTTAGACCAGCGTAGTGAGCGTGCACTGCATCAAGACTTGTGCCGGGAGGTAGTGACGGTACTTCCTTCTTGACACTTGGTGTTTGACCACCGCCACCCATGACTTTTGAACCACGAGTCTTACGATCTTCGCCACGCTGTTTTGCAGCCTTGGCTTTAGCTTCTTGCTCTTGGTCGTACTTCATAGACTTGTAGCCTTCAGCAAACGACTCGATTAAGATACCTTCGCCAAGTTTCTTGCTTATATATGCGTAAGTATCACCGACTTCATTTTCACGTTCTTTTTCATCTGCAGGTAATACACCAGCCTTGGTCATTGTTTCTTGCTCTTTGTCCCAACGAGTAGTGACTTCATCAATCTCAGCCTGTTGACGCTGTTGCTCACTAGCAACCCTGTTGTCTTGTTCGAACTTTTCGTCGGCTGCTTCTTTTTTATAGAGTTGCTTCGTGCCAACCATCAGTGCCTTGTAGCTCTCGGGTTCAAAGTCGTCAGGTATTTCATCGGTGTTGTTGAAGTAAAATGTCTTACCATCAGCATCTTTAATAGCGACCTTGCCACTAGCGTTTTCTTCGATGTTGGTATTAACCTCAATCGGCTTATCGGGTACTACTGGTGGTTCAGGGGTTTTAGGAGCTGGAGCTGGTGCTGGAGGTTCATCAGGTACGTCGTCCTCGTCGTCAGGTTCGCCTTCGTCAGCCACATCGGACTTCTTAGGTGGGGTAGTATCTTTGGTATCTGTTGGTTCATCTTCTTCGTCCTCCGTTATAGGTTCTGCTTCGAGTTCTGCTACTGTTTGTTCGTGCACACTTTCAAGATCAAGTGGTGCTGTAGGCACAACCTCGTCTTTGTTAGGTTCGTCATTTGCAATTGCCGTCATGAGCTTTTCTCCGTTTAATTAGTTACGCTTATCATATCACATTCCGACTTTAGCTGCAGCCTTTGGTGCTGGTGCTTCGCCAGTTTGAGGTGGTTGTCCTGCCTGTGGTTTTGACTCATTGATATTGCGTCCTGCAGGTAAGCTCGAAGGAGCACCGCCACCGCCATCAATCTGCTTGTTCTGTTGTGCCTTGAGCACCTGTTGTTGGTTGGACTGTTCCATTTCTTGAGGTGTTGGCATCTGACTTTCCATAAGTGCCAATTGCTTCTGTGCCACAATCTGAGCGTCCATAAGATGCTTGACGTATAGCTGTTGGACTTCAGGCTTCTTCTTTATGATTTTGGCATACTCGCCACTGGTCATGTACTTATTGAAGAATGATATGTATTCAGCCGTTACATCATCAGGCATTTCAGGCAATACACCACGATTGAGTATCTGTATGTCCATGAGTGCTTGTGAGTTAATATCATCAGTTGCAGCCATACCAGCAAAACTCATCGGGTCAGCTTTGAACTTCATGAGTCGTTCAAGCATTTTCTTAGGACTTGGAAGTGGTGCACCCGAGCCAACTTCATATAGTGTCAGTGGGTCAATCATACCTATTTTGGCAAGGTTGGTTGCAAACTCTTGTTGTGCACCCTTGTTCATAGGCATAGTTGAACCAGCTTCAACAGATATGTCGATACCATCTTCAAGTAAGTCGGACTTCATCATCACAAAGTCATACTGACCATCTTCGCCAGTGTACTTGAACCAGTGTTCCTCTGTGTAGTACACCTTCATCATTTGTGCAAGGTAACGGTAGTACTTGCGAGCCATACGTTCAACGGCACGAGATATATCGTCCATGCGTGTGTAGTCTTGGTTGACCTGCAATTGATCTTGACCAAGTGTCTTATTGCCGGAAGTCTTGCCACGAGATATATCATGTGTACCGAAGATGTCGTCAATCTGCTGTGCTGCATATATTTTGTCGTCTACAACATAGTTCGGTAGTGGTGGTGGGGCAACACGAGCAACCGCTGCACGAACGTCGCCCTTGACACCTATACGTTCGTCAGGTGAGCCAGTGAGCTTAGCAATATCTTCTTTGGTTATCATGACAGTGTTGAACACCATACCGCTACCAGCTTGGTCGGCATTTTCCATAATCTGAAAACCACGTCGGTCATGTATACGCTGTTGGCTTTCAGCTTGTTCGACCATAGTAGTAAGGTCAATGTAGCTTGAGCCATCGTTTAGGTAGTTGATAGGTATGAATGGTGGTTCAGGTTGGTCGAGTATGTTTGCAATAATGTCGCCATCTTCTTCATACAACCAGTTCGGGTTCTTCATCTTACCGAGTACTGCTTGGAAGTTCTCGTCGACCCACATCAAGCCACCGAGCCATTGACCGTCCTTATAGAACTTGAACCATATTTCGAAGATCGTTTGCTTCTTAGATAATTGTGACTTATAGGCAACAAGGTTACCTTCTTTGTCTTTGCGGTTTGCACCAGCCAGCTTATATATAGACTGTTCTGCATCAGGGAATAATGCGAGTAGTTCTTCGTATGACTTGTCCTTGATACGCTGTGCAATAAAGCGTGGCACTTCGTCCCACTTTGCATCTTGGTCAACAATAATATCTTCAGGTAGTACCAGCTCGGGTATGATTTCGCCTATCTTACTGATTGCAGGGTCGAAGCGTAACTTGACCCAACCAATGCGTTTGATAAGCAAGTTGCGTACTACGATGCGGAAGATGTCTTGTGTTTCATGCTTCTCACTGTGAGCGTACAATGCCTTACCTACGTTGGTTGCAAGCTGTGTTGATGTCGGTGAGTCCTGACCGGGACTGACTGATGGCATGGCTATACGAGCGTTTACCACCGAACATATAGTTTCAACAGATACAAAGGTTCGTGGGTTTTGGTACAAGTTGCTCTCTTGGAAGTCATAGACGTTCTCGCCCTTCCAGTGGTTAGGCAACCATAGGTTCATGTTGTTTTCACGGATTTTAGCTAGTTTGAATGTCTTGTTCCAGTACACTTCGCTATCTGTTAGCGGTTGCTTAATGAAGTTCAATAGGTCACCATCGGGCATATCTAAGTCGAAGATTGCTCCGTAGTCGCTTGTGTTTTCGTCAAAGTTGCTCACGTTAGGTACTCCATAAAGTTAGTGCCGTATGAGCTCGTTAAACTCAGTATAGCACACTCGAACTATAATACTACCCCTGTACATGGTTCACTTGTGCATGAACATAGATTTGATAGGTTACAGGCACTACAAGCCTATAATTCTGGTGACATAGCTTACAACGAAGGTTCGTTGCTATGCCGAAGTCCTGCACTGGAACTGGTGTTGTGATGATGGTATCAATGTGACCTTTAATGTCTGCAATGGTTCGCTTGCACCATATACAGCTTAGCTTTTGCATGTCCTCTGCATCGTCACTGATATGGTACATCGTGATTGCTGGACTGCCACTGTGGTCATTGTATGGTTTGTCGTATCTGCTATTTGGGTACATAATAAACTCCTATTCAATTTTACGTTTCTTATTGCGTGCTACTGATATGTCGACCAACCTGTTTAGGTCAATACCGAGTGCTTCTTTCACTGGTACAGTACCGTCCTTTCTGACCCCGAACGTGGTCGGCTGTTTAGTTGAACCTGCTGGACGAACACCGCCCACCTCACCTGTTGTAAGCATTTGTGATACACCGACACGCCAGTAGGCAAGTGCATGAGCCCAGTGGTCGGGTTTACCTTCTTTAGTTTCCCACCGAGCACGCTCGATACCTCTTTTGTCCTTTTCAAGAATACGATACATATTGCCAGCATGGTATACCAGTCCGTCACTTTCCTTACCAACAAGCTCACTGAATGGCATATAAAACTGTACCTTCTGACTTGCTATCTCACCTGCCAGCATGTCAAACAGTTTAGTTCTGTCGGACTGCAGCACACCGAACTCTGCACCTTCCTTACGATCTGACACGTCAAGGCTCTTGCTGTCATGGCTATAGTAATGAACAAAGACACGTCCGGGGTACGCACGAGCAAGCTGTTCGGGCACTGTAAAGTCAGGCAAGGCATCAATCACTGCAGTGGCATTGAACATATCTATAAGTGTTCGTATGTCCTCCCAACTGTCAGTCTTGCCATAGTTGAACACCCCGAAGCGGTTACCAATAACATAGTGCTTCGTCTTGCCCGAGTCACACCCGATAATAACGTCAGTCTTGTCGGCAATACCAGAACGACAAGCACGCTTGAATGTATCAGCATTAAGCATGAACTCACTAGCCTGATATGGTAAGCCAAGCACGAAGTTGTGGAACGTCGCTATGTCCATGCTCTTTTCTTGTTGCAGTATCTTGCGAGCTGATACCCAAGGCACAATCATTTGTGATAGCCAATAGCCACGCCTACCACTGCCGTCAGGTTTTGGTCCTCGATTGCGGTACTTAGGAAACCAGCGTCCGTTCTGCCTGTCCTCGTTCTCTATTTCGCTATGACATGCACCACAAGCGTAAATAACACGGCTACGGTCAACGTAGTGGTTCTTAGCAGCATCATCACGCTCGAAGCCCATGAATGTTTCATGCTTGCACTTATCGCACGTCACAAGCCAGTGCATTTGATCTGACTCTTGGAATAGTTCATGCACACCGAAGCTCGGTATCGTCGGGTTACTGAATGACCAGAACCAGCCATAGTCTGAAGCCTGAAGTCGTGACTGGTATACCGTCAACACGCCTTGGTCAGATACGTCTGTTTCGTCAGAGATAACAAGGTCAGCGGTAGTCGATATAGCTTCCCCTCTGTGAAACGCACCACGAAAGTACACGAAGCGGTCACCTATAGCCTTGAGTGATGTTGAGTCGCTCCCGGCTACCATTTCTCTTATGACAGGGTTACGGTCAATCATCGGGTTCACTTTAGGTATAACAAAGTCATGCACCACGTTGCGTGTCGGTAGTACATATATGACGTTTAGCTTTATAAAGTTGGCTGCATGTATAGCTTTGAGTATGGCAAGCACGCTCCAACCAACCTGTGCCGATTTCATAATCGCTTGGTTCGGACTACTATCGCTGTATGGCTGCAGCATGAACCTGTGGTTGTCAAACTCGAATGGCTTTTGATTTTCGTTTATGAACTTATTATCAAGCACCCACATTGCAGGGTTGAGCATGTGTGCCTTCGCTCGGAGTGCTTCACGTTCTTGTTCTAGTTGTTCCGTTTGTTCCATTAAACATAATCATAACATAAAAACAGAGGTCAAACGACCCCTGCTCTTACTACAAGATTGAACCCCTGTACCTATACTATAACAAGCACACCTTCATAGAAAAAGCACTTTGCTGGTATGTCTATAACTTTTACGTTGATTTTCATGTGACCCTCCGTTTGATTACATAAGCATCATACATGGTGTGTCATGGTGTGTCAACTACTTTTTTTGTTCTCTTGGTTGCCTTCATTAAGTAGTCGAGCGTATCAGATACAAGCTGACGTGCTTCAGGTGCGTTCGGGTTGATTTGATTCTGCTGTATGAATGTATTGTAGGTATTGCCAGTCGGTTCAGGTACACGGTCATTTGCACCTAGTTTGCCTTTAACTGCATAGGCTAGTTTGAGTGCATCTGATCGTGCCTTTGAGTCAGCTACCCAATAATATACATGACGTGCAGTTTCGCCATGAACGATTTTGCGTACCGTACAATTGACTTCAGCAAGCATATCGACAATATCATCGTCTGTTAGTGTTGAGCCCTCTGTGACCTTCTTGCGTCGCTTCAGTGCACCACCATGAGCTTGTGGTTCTAGTCGTTCGGGTTCTTCTTCGTCTTTTTCGCCAGTTAGTATAGGGAATACCATGTGTTCAATGCGTGTTGTCTTGAGCAAACTAAGGTGTGTTTCAGTCAGTAAATCGTCGGGCAATGCTTCTTCGAGCAACTCCTGAAAACCCTTTGACTCTGTGACCTTCTGTGGTGTCTTAGATACTATTACTGAGTAACCTGCTTGAATGAGTATCTTACCGAGTGGAATAGGTTTTGGATTTCCTACATTTTCCGCCAAAAACGTGAACGCTTTTTTTTGTCTGATTGTTGGCATTGCTTCTGTCCTACCCCTTCTGAATATATTGTACGACACTATAGTTTGTGAGTGTAGGTATATGTACACTCACATTGATAGCGTCCTATTGTGCAGGTTGCTCGGGTTGAGCCTGTGCGATAGGTTCTGCAGCTTCTTGTTGTGGTGCTGCAGGTTCAGCCTTTGGAGCTTCTGCTGGTTGAGCCTGAGTTTCAGGTGCTGATACAACTGGACTACCTACTGCTGCAGATTGTTCTGGTGTTGGTGCAACTGTTTCAGGTGCTGGCATTTCTGATAGCTTCAG